GCAATGCCATTGCTGACACTGACACTATGACTAATTTTTTATGCCTAAGGACAGGATTGGTTTTGTCTGTAAGATATGCTACTTTAAATGCTGGTATTACCAACTGCCAAATAACTATCGCCCAGCCAGATAACCAAAAGGCTATTAATATATCCATGCTGTTTCCTTATGCTCATTTTATTGAGTGCTTTACAAATATTGTTGTAAATGTTTTAAACTTCCCATATCATATGCTGCCAAACAATATTGTTTACCAGCCCACGGTAGATGGGGGAAGTAAGTATCTTTTAAGTCGTCTTGTGTACACTCTACCGTACACACTAGATAGACTTTGAAACCTCTTTCTTCTGCGAGTTCAGGTCTCAATTCTCGTTCTACTATCGCAGGATAGTTTTGTCTGATTGCCCAAACTTTTTCTTTAGGTTCAAACTGCTCTGCTACACACTGTTCTGGTAGTATAGCACTTCTTCTTCCCTCATAGTCAGTCATGGAGAGTTTCTGAGGCACTCCTAGTCTTTCTATGATTCCTTTAATAAACGCAGGACTTCTATATAGCGATTTAGCTATATCAGACATATTAAAACCTTCAAGGTACATCTGTACTGTGGTTTGTATTTCCTGTTTATTAGCACCTTTTCCTTTGTTCTGAGCTTTTCGTCTAGCTCTAAAGTCTAAGGTTTCTTTATGTTCAGTAATAATTTTATTAAGTCTAGTGGTGTTATACGCTATGTTTAATATACCACAGGCTTCTTTCTTAGTTATAGGTTTCTCGCCTTCAAGTAATTCGATTACTTTACTTATATTCGTTTCCGATAAGTTCTCGTGCTTTTTTATTCTCAATTTCTACCCCTAGTAATATGATTGCATAATGCAGAATCTTTAATAAGTCCTGCTCGTTTCTTCCATCTTTCTTTCCATAGCGTTGTGCATACTTTATGATATTTCCTAAGCAAAAGCCTTCGCCATGACCAGCATCGAAGATGAACTCGGTTGACTGGATTTTATTCATACTATAGTGTTGACCATAGGTTCCTTGGATGTGTTTCGTTAGGAGTTCGATAACTTCTTCTTCATTAAATTTTGTTTGTGTCCATTCTATCATTTACTTCTCCGTTGCGAAAAATCCCACTTGAACTAATCTTCCATTATCTTTAGTAGTTCCGAAAGATGCGTTAAGTGGTGCATGCCAATAATCTGCTGGGTATAATACACATCTATTGTATACATTCCCAACGTAAGTGTGAAGCTCCCAATCTTCATGGTTGCTTTTCCACTCTCCTTTAAAGCCAGCATTTCTATCTATCTTTAAATCATCTGACTTTGTAATTAACTGTGTCTTTTTATTTCTAAAAAGTGCTGTACCTGTGTCGATTGAGGCTTTGGGTTGTAAATAAATTACAGCAGCCCAAGCTGCACCATCAACACTCTTTGTTGTTCGTTCTAAATATCCAGAGCAGTCGTGATGAATCCAGTTAAGAAATTCATTATCTTTCTTTAAGCCAAGAGTAAATGCTCCATTGGAGTTTTTGTTTGGAAAGTAAGTTATATTCTTCCCAATAGTTTTCTCAAACTTATTCCTAATGAAAGTTCTATTCTCACTTGAAAAAGTAGATATAGTTCTATCCCCAGGAAATGCCATCTTCTTACCTCTACGACCTGGGTAGTAGTACATTCTTAGTGCCTGTTCTCTTACCTCGTCTGGGTTTGGGTAGAAGTTATCAACTATGTGAATTGTCATGCTTTGCAAGTTCTTCTAATACTTCTAGTCCGCCC